TTAGATTTACCCGGGCTTCCTAAGAAAGTATTTGACCTTGCGTTTGACATCATATTACAATTGTTGATAGATCTTGGATTGTTAATAATTGTTCCAAAATTGTTCATTGCGTCATTGTTAATTTGGCTTAAAGATATTGTGGCAATGATATGTGTTGACATCGTTGGGTTGATAGTCGGCGCAAGTGGTGGAATGACAAAGTCTGTTGCAACTTTAACGGGATTAGTGTAATATTTTGAGAATTGTGATAAATTATTTTTATCACGTCGACATTTTTTTTTCATTAGTAATGTCGAAGGAATATTTATTTTTAGTGAGTGAAGGGAAAACACATGGCAATTCTAACTGAGAAACGACTACGACGCATAATTCGAGAAGAGATTGAAACAGTAAAATCATCTATCAAATTTATTTCGCCAATTGCACTAAAAAAGTGGATTACGCGGCTTATCAAGCAAACAAAAACAAGTCCGCCTCATGATGAATTTGAAGGACTAGATTGTTTTATAGAAGTTGATGCCGATTATATGTCAATACATTTGATTGTTGCAACTCTTGCAAACGGTGAAGTGTACGATGATTATTTTGCATCTTGTGAACTTGCTTCTTTGAGTGAAAAAGTTGCTGACAAAATGTCAGACGAAGAACGGTGGACGATGCTTAGCACTAAATTGGATGAAGCAGCGCAATTGTGTGAAAAAGCAGGAATTAAAGTTGACATTGAACGTGAAATGAATAAACCTGAAAACGAAGAAGAAGAAATTTAAACTGACTTCAACGAGTTTTCGCTCGTTGAGTGATTTAAATGCTGGAAATTACTTATTCACGTGGCAACATTTTCTTTCAAGTCTGTTGGTGTAACTCAAATTGATGCACAAACAAATGCAACGAAAGCTACACCCACGCCTGTTGGAATTTTGACACCGTTGAAGTTGTCGACGACTGACGGGTTGTTCGTGATGAGTTATTCGCTTGCAGACCAAGTCAACGATAACTTGAAAAATTTGCTCCTGACGAATTGGGGCGAGCGTCTTGAACTGTACGATTTTGGTGCAAACTTACGCCCGCTGTTATCTGAGCTCGCGTCTGACCAAGACTTTGGAACTCAGGCGATACAACGAATTTCAGCCGCTGTCAGCAAGTGGATGCCATACATTGAACTTGACGATTTTAGCGTTGTGACAGTAAACACGGGAAACAAAAATCTTGCAATCAAAGACATCACTATCACATATGACGTGCCGTCTTTAAACGTTCAAAAGAAAAGTTTGAAGGTTCGATTGTACGCATTGTGACACGACATCATATTTATATTGTGAAATGGCCGTCAATCAGGATGATCTAAAATCAGTACGCGTTAGACAATTTTTAGCCGGCGATTTTAACAGCTTTCGAGCAATGTTGCTTGACTATGCTCGTCAATTTTATCCTGATCGCATCAGTGACTTTAGTGAAGCGTCACTGGGTGGGTTATTTCTTGACTTTGCGGCCGCTGTCGGCGACCACATGTCGTTTTACTTGTCACATCAATTTAGTGAACTAAACTCTACGACTGCTGTTGAACTAACTAACATTGAACGTTCGTTGAAAGCAGACGGCGTGCCGATCGCTGGTGCAGCACCTGCAATAGTTCCGGTGACAGTGTACGTACAAATACCGGTGATATTACAAAACAACGTTCAACAACCAAATGCAAACGCTTTACCGATAATAAAACAAAACTCAATATTTTCCGCCGACAATGGTGTGCAATTCATTCTTTTGGAAGACATAGATTTTAGCAGCAAGTATTCTGATGGCACGTACAAGTCAACGATTGTGATTGGACAAAAATCAACAAATGGCACACCGTTGACGTACATATTTTCGTTGGCTGGACTTTGTATAAGTGGAAACACGACGACTGAAACGATATCGTTGGGAACGTTTCAACCTTTCAAAAAAATTACGCTCAGCAATCCAAACGTGACAGACATATTGTCGGTGACTGATGGTGTCGGTAACACGTATTATCAAGTAACTCACCTGACACAGGACGTCGTTTATCGAAATGTGCTAAACACCGCTGTAGATGCCGACATCGTGAAAGACGTTATAAAAATTGTGCCCGCGCCCTATCGATACACTGCGGACGTAGATTTAGCAACACGCTCAACGATGTTAACGTTGGGTGGTGGGAGCGCAGACACGCTTGAGGACGACGTAATTCCAGATCCATCTGATTTTGCAATCGCGTTTCCTTACACGAAAACATTTTCAAGAATATCAGTTGATCCATTGATGTTGATACAGACGAAGACATTGGGCGTTGCTGCAATAAACACGACGTTGTCTATAACGTACAGATATGGCGGTGGTTTAAATCACAATGTTCAAAAGAATTCAGTAAAGAACATAAACACAATCAACGTATTTTTTCCAAACAACCCGTCAGCAACGATCGCATCAAGCGTGAAAAATAGCATTGAAATCACAAACGACATTCCCGCAAAAGGTGGAGATGATGCACCCACGCCTACAGACTTATCAACTCTTGCACCACAAGTAAAAAATTCTCAAGAAAGAATTGTGTCTCGAGAAGATTTGTTGGCGAGAATTTACACGTTGCCTTCAAATTTTGGCAGAGTATTTCGTGCACAAGCAAAGTCAAATCCCATTAACCCACTTGCAACGCAACTTTACATAATCTCAAGGGATATCGATGGTAAATTGACGACGTCTTCAGACACGTTGAAACAAAATCTTATTCGTTATTTAAACCCATATCGTCAAATAGCAGACGCAATTGACGTGTTAGACGCAAGAATAGTTAATTTTACTGTCAATTTCAACATTCTGACGGACCCGTCATTGAATAAGAGCGTCATCTTACAAAACATTTTGACAAAGTTGATAAAGTTATTTGACATAAAAAATGTTAACATTGATCAGCCATTGCAAATCAGTAACATTCGAAACACAATATTTTCAACGACAGGTGTTTTATCAATAATTGATCTACAAATTCAAAACATTTCGGGTATTGTTAACAATCGTCAATACAGTGATGTTGTACATGACATAGCAAATAATACGTTCATGGACCTCTCACTGCCCCCGCGCGGCGGAATTTATTTTTTGCAGGAACCTAACTACGACATAATTGGTAAAGCATCATGATTAAAATATGCGCTTGTGACAAAGATACATACATCGTTGATAGGGTCATCAATGGCATACATACGTTAAATGCAAACGTTGGCGCGGCAGGAACTTGTGACTTGTATAAGTTATATGGATTTTCGTCTTCAGGATCAGTTCCAAATATTGAATTATCACGTTTGCTTGTACACTTTGATTTAAATCCTCTACGCGAATTAATAACTGAAAATAAGCTTGACGTGTCGAACGCGTCGTTCAACGCAAAAATGATACTTCACGATGTGTATGGTGGTCAACCAACACCTTCGAATTTTACAGTCGACGTATTTCCGCTGTCTTCTTCTTTTTCAGAAGGGGTCGGTCGCGATATCGTCAAATGTTCAGACGTCGACGCATGTAATTGGCTCACGTCATCATTTGGTTCTACATCGTCAATTCTTTGGCACACACCCGGGTGTACATCGGCGTCAGTTTCACCGGCAGCAGGAGATTATTTTAGCGATTATAAATCTTCACAGACATTCAAAGACGAAGAAGATTTATCGATTGACGTGACACAAGTAATATCTGCAACGTTATCAGGATTGATACCCGATGAGGGATTTCGAATAGCTTTTAGCTCAACGTTAGAAAACGATAATCACACTTATTTTGTGAAGCGTTTTGCCACAAGGACAGCATACGACAAAACGCTTGTTCCTGAGCTCGTAATTAAATTTGATAATTCAATTCAAGATGACAGTCAGGCTGCTCATATCGACACACCAACAACGTTGTTTTTGTACAATTATGTTGGGAGTGGATTATCAAACATATTGTCTGCAAGTAACCCAGTTGTGGGGATAAACAGTTTAAAACTACAATTAGAAATGCCAGTGTCAGGTGGAAGCATCATACTGCCCTATTCCGCATCACAACATTATTCAGGAATTAATCCCGTTGTAGGTGTGTACTCTTCATCATTCGCTATACAATCAACGCAACAAATTATAAAAGAACTCACAAACAGTGGATCACTAACATTTACGCCAATATGGAGCTCACTTGACAACTCAATTGGATATGCTACAGGTAGTGCGGTTACGTTTTATCCACCTCAACGTACGTCAAGTCAATTGGGCACAAAAAAATACGTCGTCAACGTGTTAGGAGTGTCTGATGATTATTCAACGTGTGAAATTACAACATTACGCGTTAACATATTTGATTATTCATCACCATTAATAACAGTCGTTAAAGTTCCCGTTGAATTACCTGGAATTGTTGTACGTGACGTACATTATCAAGTTCGTGATGTTGAAACGAACAATGTCAAAATTCCATTTGACACGAAGTACAATTCAACGCGTGTTTCAAGCGATGCATCAGGAATGTTTTTTGAGCTTGACATGTCAAATTTGGTGTCTGAACACACGTACGCAATTGACATATTGATTAAAACAAATGACACACAACGTGTGTATAAAGACGCAAGTCAAGCGTTTAGAGTAATTTCTGCGTAAATGTCATAGTTATATATGTGGCTCAATCACAACTAAATATTCCGTCATTTGTGCGGTCGGCATTGTCAGGAAGTCGTCCTGTACAGCTCACGTTTGCTGACGTTGCAGACACAAACATTCAAAGCACGTCATCGTTCATGTACGACATAACGTCTGCTGCACTTAAATCAACGCAACAGCTAAAAGTCGATTGGTCAAAATTTGAAAATCACACGTTCTTTTCTTCTGCGGAATCGAAGATAAATTTTACATTTGATCAAATAATAAATGGATATCCATTTGATGGAACGAGACAAGAGGTTGAAGCGTTTTTAGAAAAATTAACAGGATTTGAAAATTGGGTTTTGACTAAAAAGTTTCCAACGTACAAAGGAGAACTACTATTTTCTGGTTCTTTTATTGAGGTGAAAGACGTTGCAGGTGGACTTTACC